ATAACCAACCATTAGTATTTTCAATAATACGCCAACGTTGTGCATTCCATTGATGATTAGTCTCAGGATAACTTCCACCCTCACTCGATGGACTCATCCAGTGGAAACCTATTAGTGTATAAAATATAACACGAATATTAGGATTATAATGCCTAAGAGTAGATACAAGGTCGGGACGAATATTACCAGCTGGATCTACTGTTATTCCAACAACAGGAAATTTAGAAAGTCTCATTAGCTTTAAAGAATCAAGAGGACCATCCCATCTATTCTCTTTAACTAAGGGTGGACCCCAGCTTGCCGTTCCAGCATTATATATTGCCTCTCTTGGATACTTACCTTCAAGTGGAGCTGCTGCAATAGAACATAGAGATACTAAGATTAAAAATCTTTTTATCATGGCTATTCCTTTTTACTCGCTAATGCCTTAGCTCCTAATAATATAGCCGCTTTATCATAAGCATTCATTGGCGCTGGTGTCTGTAATGGAATATCAATAATAGATGTAGGTCTACGCATACCTAACTTTCTTGCTATTGTACCTGCTGGTTCATGTGCATTCATTCTAAATACATTCTTTATAAAGTCTCTAACAGCCGGTCCTACATTTGTTATATTACCACCACCCTGAAAATGACCCTTTAAAATCATATCAAAGTATGCTTTTATACCTGCTCGTGCTTCTCCCTTATCAAAGCTATAAACATCAGGATAAAACTTATAAGTATCTTTAATTGCTTTAGGTACTATCCTACCTGTTGTCTTATCTATCGTTGGTTCAACATATGCTTTTCCAAAGGCTGTTGCAAACTCATCAGTATTTGGTACTGGAATTGCACGTAATTGCTTACCAGTTAGTTTTTCAAACTCCTCTCTAACATTTGCATTATCCATTTCATTACCTAAATAACCACGAGCCTTAAGAGTGGTCTTATCCATAAATATACTAGGACGTTGTTCTTTATAATCATTAATAAGAAAATCCCTAAGTTTATTAATATCAAAATAACTATCACTATTTTTATATGGTCCTTTAGTTTTAAACTTATCTGAATCAATGAGTACACCTTCATTTTGTGCATACTCTACTAATTCAGCTGGCTTCATAAGTTTAATATCATTTATATTCTTTAGTGCGTATGCTTTAACTTGATCCATGTTATGTTGTATTTTAAGTAACTCATCTATTCTATCTTGTGCCATTTGTGTTAATGCTTGTCTTTCTCTTTCATTAACACGAGTAAATGGTGTAGGTATTCCAGCCATATGGTGTAGATATGTTCTAGTTTCAAGTGGAACTAACTCTCGATATGCTTTAAGTGCTGCACCCGGTACTAACATTGATGCTACAGTAGTAGGGTCAGGAGGACCATTTAGTATAGCCTGCTTTGCAGATGCTAATGGATGCTTTGCTACTTCTAATATACCTTGTCCTATTTCAGGAATATCTCGAGAAAATTTATTAATATCTACTTCACTTGGTGATGGAATAGTCTTAGCTAATGTTTGTGTTGCAAAATCTAATGGACTAAGTGGACCCTCTGGAGCACCCTTATTTCTAGCAGTTTGTATTGCTGATTCTATCTGTTGAAGTATATTTAGTTTCTTAGTATCTATAAGCTGGTCTTTCTGAGCCATTAACCTTCTAGCTTGAACATCATAGCTTTCATCTTCACCCGGAGATATACCCATATCTAATAGGGCAGCAACCCTATCATTGCGATTAACACCCGCGCGTAATGGAAGATATGGTTTCATAATATTCCTATGCTAGATTCGTTCCGCCGGTCCCGCCCGGTACTTCCGGCTCCATTGCCCTTGCCGCGCCAATGCCCTGAGGTTGCCCGGTAGGGAGTTTCTGCACTGGCTCCGGCCTAGGTACCCTGCCAAGGCTTTGAAGCGATTGTGAGGCATCCTCGGAGCTTCCAGCCCCTAATGCTGTATTTTTTAATGCTATAGCTCTAAGCTGTTCTATTTGAGCTTGTAGTTCTTTTACTAACCAACTCTCAGGATTCTCAAGGTCAAACTTCCTAACTAACTCTAACCTTAATTTTTCCTGGTCATACATCGGGTCATCTTTAGCCATAGCATAGAACTGCATAAACTGTGACCTATCAACATCCTTATTGATTGGAGTAGAAGAACCATAAACTATATTATATGAGTACTCACCCTGAATCTCTTTGCGACTATTTAACTGAACCCAGAAGATTGCATCTTCACCTAATACTGGCTCAAGTTGTTCGGCATCTAAATACTTCTGAGAAATCTGAGCAATGTTACGAACAATCCTATTAACAAAAGATTCAATTAAATCAATTCTCTCTTGAACACGATTCTGTGTCTGAGAAGAAATAATAGATGCTTCCGTTGCGGTTCTAGCTCCACCACTAGCGCGACTAGCATAATCACTAGTTCCTAGAATTGTATAGATATCATCTTTAACTCTTGACTCAACAGCATACACTTCTGGAGGTAATGCAGCATCTTGAACTGGATAAATAATTCCATCAATTGGATCTTCTGAATATGTAGGTGTAAGTTCAACAACTGTTCCATCTGCTCCTGCTTTTAAATCTGCTTTAGCTTGTGGGTCAAGAGCACCCGGTTTAGTTACATACCTTCTATTATACCTCTTCCTATGGTTAACCATTTGAGAACGAGTTTCATTAAGCTCTAATAACTGAGGCTCTGCTGGTTCAATATCACTCATAGGATAAAATTCATCCGGAGTCTCATTAAATCTTAACATAACATATGGGTGATACCTAGAATCTAAGAATGTATATTCAGAATCTTTAACTTCTAATGGTTTTTTATGTCCCTCTGCAAAAGTATAAACCTGCTCGGATTCTCCACACCATATCTCATATAGTACAGAATACTTAATGTCATCAGCTAGAGGAATCTTATTATATTTGCCGCCACGAAGAGAAGCAAGTAACTCATTTCCATTAGCTGATGGTTTTAATCCCTCTGTATTATAGTTTGGATTTTCCATTACTTCTTCATATGGTCTAATAATTCTCTCGCCTATCCAACCTAATTCCTCCGGCCTTCTACTTAATGCCGGAACTATCATATCATATGGAGAAGCTCTTAATGCCCAAGGTCTTTCCGATACAATTTTTTCATTAGGTTGAAATTCAGTATCTTCCTCTTCCTCTTTTTCCTTAACACCCAATTTTTGTAAAAGACTAGAGATGACGCTTTGCTTTTCTTTTTTCTCGTCATCAATCTTTTCAAATTCGGTGTCATATCCTGTTTTTACCCAAGCATGTCCAGTTAATATACCATCAAGGATACAAAGTTTAACCTCACTTTTAACATCCAAACTTTTTAATAGATACCTAAGAAGGTTCTGCATTATCTCTGCACGCTTACGAGCTATATCATCATTGTATAGCTCTCTACGCCTAGGTATAACTATTACATCAGGATTGCGAGAATAGATTGATGGTATAACTACTTTGACATGAGGATAAACCATATTGACACAAATCTGCTCATCTTCTGTTAGAACATTAAAATACTTTCCCTTAAAGTAATCAAGAATCCTATTCCAAACATCTTCATAAGGCTGACGCCATTTAAGGGACATATTGATTCTATTCAACCACATATTAGTTTCATCACTATCTAGTGTAGTGACTTTTTTAGGAGACTTTTTGTATATATCAGTTGACATGAACTCCCCCGCGTACATTATGCACACCAAGTTTGTTCTTTGGCTTACGTAATCTATTCTTAATTCCCTTAAACGATTTGGGAGAAATCTTGTTTAGAATCTGAATAACGCTCGGGCGCTTGGTTAACTGATTCATGTAAGCCAAAGCATCAATACAATCATCATTTGTAACTTTAGGATACCGGGTTAGCTCATCAACTAGTACAGCTTTATTTCCTTCTAGAGTATCTAATGTTTTGTTTGTAACAATAGTAAATAATCCAGCCTTCCAATAAGGAACCATACTCTTAATACGCATACGTTTAGAAATCTTAGTATCTGTCTGTAGCTGGGTAATAGGCATTCTAATATTACGCATTACTTGAAGCATCTTAACGTAATTAAGATAGGTCTTTTGCCAAGCTACTGACTCAAATCCCATCTTAATTGGTTTCCACTTTTCATATACTTTATACATTTCATCAACAGTATCATGCTCATCCGCTTTTAATCTACGAACATCTAATATGTATATCTTCCAATTCTCATCCATACCACAAGTTGTAATTGCAAGATAATCTTTACCCTCTTCATCACGCATTGGATCAATTGTAGAATATACACTAAGATTCTTAGGTACTTGTGCTTTAGTGCAAGTCTGTATCCAACTACGCTTAAATACAGCAGTTTCATCATCTATAGGATTAAGAAGATACTGACAACTAAAAATGTATGGACCCTGTTCAATCAAAGTATCTTTAAGAAAGTCTGATGTTAATCTTTCCGGCCAGAGTAATTTATCTTTAGTTACCCTATCACTTAAAAGATCATCCTGTGTTCCTTCATAAGCAGTTCTCTTAAACACTGTAAATCTTTTCTTGCGACCCTTTTGCTTTCTTTCTCTTTCTTTATTCTGGATATAGCTATACAAATCGCCATAGTGCCAGATTGTTCCATTAACATCAAGATAACCACCCGGGTCAAGCAGAGAGAATAAAAGTTTAAACCATCTAATAACTTTATCTATCTGGTCTTGACTCTGTGTATTCTGGTCCGAATGAGGGTCATCTACTTTAATTCTATCATAATGCATACCAACCTTAGTAACATCAATTCCTGCGCATGATATTGTCGGCTCTTTTCTCCATATAGTTCTGTTACTAACTGTAATTTCAGAACCTGTCCATTTATCTTTACCAACTAAGTTGCCATATAGGGCACGAAACTTCTCATTCTTTTCAATGTGCCCTTTAATTTCTGTTAAGAATGCTGTCGATATTGTAAATTTCTCGGAAGCAATTAAAATTCTAATATTAGGATTCTTAACTATTTCCTGAATAGAGTGTGCTATTGTACCAATTGAAGATTTTAAAGAACCACGGGGAGTCAGTGAGAGTTTAAAGTGATTATCTTTATTCTCTAGGTGTTCACAAAACTCCCCGTGGAATCCGTCTTTATCTGTAAGGTCACTGTATCCAAGAATATGCTTGCAGAAGAAATGTAAATCCACTAACCCCAATCTGCGGGTTTGCTCATTTAATAGCGTATTGAGTCTACGCTTAGTATCTAGATTAATATTGCTGATAACATCAATCATACTTAGTTCTCATGGTTCTCATTAACAGCAGCTAACTGTTTAGATAATCTCATAATCTCTTCATTTAGCTCTGCATCATTTAATTCATGCTCGCCCGTGTTATCAACAATATTAATGTTCTCTTTAAGGTCACCAGACATCTTAAGATAGTTCCATGTTGAGCGCATGTCACCACGTAGAATAGCACGGTGAACATTACGGAAAGCATGGATACGAATAAATGAGCGGCGACGAGTAATCTCTTTATCTAACTCTCTGAGAAACATTGGGTCATTACGCCACTTATAAAGTTCCTGCTTAGTAATCTGTACACGCTCACAAATATACTGATTTGAAAAATTATGAACAAAGTCCGTCATTAAATAAATAACGGTCCTCTGTTTGTCTGAAAGAATCTTAGGTTTAAGTTTTTCCTCTGCCCACATATTAACTACTTTCTTAATACTCTTATTTTCCTTAGCTTCCTTTAATCGCATTAATCTACGCTTATCTTCATCTTCAACTATCTCTTGAATTCTTGAGGCCTTTTTACCCAGAAATGTTTTCATCTCTATCCTCTATTACAGAAATTCTGCGACTTAAATCCTCAACAGCGGAATCAGCTAGTCTATTCATTAAATCTACTTCAGTTCTACGTACAAAGACTCCCGGAGTACCATTGCCTACCATTTTCTTTATATAGGTAAGATCTGTCTGTATAGTTCCCAATTTAATACCTACATAAAGAAGGTTACCTATGGACCATAAAACAACAGTAACTAATATTGAAATTAACTCCCAGTTCCATGTCATTAGTATTTCCCTTTGGGACGGAAGTTAGTTAAACTGCATTCCCCGTTTCTAGCATTTTACTTAATCTATCTGCTCTAATAGGTACTTGGGCTCTCCAAGGACTCATAGCAATAGCATCTTTTACTAGCCACCAACTTTCATCTTCAATTGCTTTATTGATTGCGGGAGTAATTGTAGGAGAGGTCCTCATATTATTACCACGATTAAATGCCATATTAACAAGTGCTCTTTGTCTAACATCATCTAATTTATCAAACTCTGGAATACAAGACTTAGCCAATTTCAACGCACTATTTATATCATAGTCAAGTAAAGCTTCACACTCATTTGGAGTTATATATGTCATTCTTGGAGTATCACCTAGTAAATGTCCTACTCCAATAGTCCACTTACTTTTACTATCTTTATAGGGAACTAAACTACTTCCTTCATCTCTAATTAACTCCTCATGGAGTTTCTCTAGATTAAACATACTTACCCCATATACTGATATGGTAGCTGCTTAAGTCCCCACGTAGTTAGAATTAAACCATTTGTTACTGTAGTATTACTGCCAGCACCAGTATTATCTCTAATTATAACAGTAGCAGAAAGTGTAGACCCATCACAAACAGCAGGTAAGCCTAATCCACTAAGGAATACGCCATATGTTCCACCTGCCTGAGCAATTCCTGAAGGTGTTATGGGAACATTAATAACAACTGGAGTTGTTCCTTCAAGTAGAACTACTGAAATTTCTATAAGCGCATTAGCAGCAGCTGCGTTTCTAACACAGACAGCAATCCAATCTACTAAATACTTAGAACCACTTGGTGCTGCTGGAAGTATTACGTTTACACTTGAACCACCAGCACCTGAATTAGCTTGTAAGATTTGATTATTTTTTCCTGGGACAACTCCCATTATTTTTTACCTCCTGCCTTCCTAGGCATGAAGTCATAATAATTTTCCCTACCACTTGATGTTTGTCCAGAACCTCTTTTAGCGGCACCTTGCATTCCTTTAGGTGAAGGCATAAAAGAATGTTGACCACCAGTAGTTGATGTAGAAGTATTACGTGGACCAGTAGTACCTACATTTTTAGGCGCACCAATAGTAGAACCAGTGGGACCAATCTTAGGGCCGGGCGAAGTCCTTTTAATAGTAGCCATATTTT